ACCGCAGGAACTGCGGAAATTAACGCCTGTGGAGATATGAGTATGTCGTTGGACAACTCAGCCCAGGAAGCTGCTAGAGCCGTGGCTCAGCAGTAGTTCACAGTTCTTGTTGATTTCTACGATCATATTCAATTCGTAGTGTGTCTGTGACATCTAGTAGTAAGAAGTTCAACACAACATCCACCCTTAAAACCTGATCTATCTCAGTTATATTGATATTCACCAACTCTACTCTGGGTTCTCGATCTACAATTCTGCGAACGTCGCTAACCACATCTTGTTCTGTTATTTCATCAAGCGGTTCCATGAGTAGATCAAAGATATCAGAACCGAAGTTTGGACGCATCACCCTCTCTCCACGACGGGTCTCAAACTCGTTAAGAAGGTCTCGCTTTACCAATTCAATACCTGTAACAGTATACTGACCACGTTCTGCACCTACCGTGCTGAAACCAGTGTAAATATCTCGTTTTGCCATATCGTTATTTACCTGGAAAAAAAGCTGATTTTTCGGTTGACACCGTGAAATTTTGTGCTATACTTGGGATGTGACTCATAGAAACCAGTCACAAATAGCCAGCATGTGAACCACGTGCTTTGTTAAATTGTTGATTATCAAGGAATTACTGATGAACCGCAATGAAATCACTGTTCGATTTGCAGAACTCACTGATCAGATGGAGCAAGTGAACACCTCCCTCAAAACCAAGCGTTTTTACGCAATCCAAGAATACCGCAATGGTAAGCTGTTTGATTTTGGCATGTACGATGGCGTACGCAAAAAGTATGTTATCTGCAACGTCAGTGCCACAGATGCTGAAAACGCCCTCTCTGAAATCCAATCCATGGTGAACCAATCATGAGCATTGAGCAAGTACTTGAATGTAATATTCAAGAGCTGAACAAGATGTACTATGATCAGCTACGAAAAACTGCTGAACTCAAAGAGCAATTGCAATGCTACAAAGCTTGCGTCAAAGAATTGCATGATACACTGAGTAACGGCGAAACCATCTCTGATGATCGTCTCCAAGAGATCAAACAGATGATTCAAGGTTAACAGGTAAGCAAACTGGAACAACAGGAACGCTCAAACCTGGCAAAGTATCATCAATGAACTCAACAATGGTTTGCAGCAATTCTGTTGGTAATGAGTTCACTACCATCTTCAGTATCTGACCTTTCTCATACTCTGGAAAATCAAATCCAGGTATGAGAGGGTCAGGTACTGATAAATCTATTGAAAACCCCGAGAAAGATAGCCCTCTTGGTATCTGGTTGAGTATGTCTTGTGCATTCGGTATTTGTGGCAGTGAAGCCAAACTAGACACCTCAAGTATATCTGCAACTTCATTTGCCAACCCAAACAAAAAATTTATCATAATATCTTGATATTCTCCGATTAGAATCTGCAAAGAACTCAAGATTTCCATCTCTGGCCACTCTAAATCTTGATATAAACCAGGTATACTCATTGGTGAAATATTTGCCAATAGTACCTCAGGATTGAGTTGTAACAGTGTATCCAATGTTGCCCCAGGTATTCCAGGTATGCTGGGTAGCGGCAAACTAACCACACTTGATAACACTTGATATGCAGACGACATAACACTTAACAGTTGAAAGCTTTGTAGTTGGTTAGCAAACATCTCCAATTCCAACCCAGGTGATGCAGTAGATGGCCATGCTATCTGAGGCATACCTGGCATTGGTGGTAGAACTATATTGGTGTCTGGTGGTTTAATAGAAATTTCTTGCACTTGTGATATAGAAAAAGATGCAGTGCTTTGTATTAATTGAAACAATCCATCTACTGAACTTCTAATTTGTGAATATGTTGGAAATGGACCTGGTGAACATATTACTGCCATTTTTAGTTACTCTTGTGTGTTGGACTTGGTTCATGTGTTGGTAGACGAGGTACTATGGTCCCATCCACTGCTACCAACCTTTCAGCGCTACCAGTCTGTAACTTTAATCCTCTTGAAGGTGCGTCACTATGTATACTTACATCACCTATACCTCTGATATTGAAATCTTGACCACTGTTTAGTGTGAAAGATTTATCAGATAGCATGTTGATGTTATTTCCTGCGAACATATTGATATTATTATCTGCGTGTATATTAACGTCTTGTTCTGCTCTCACGGTATAGCTTTTTTCAGTGTAAGCATCTATGTTACCTTCAGCATCCATTTGCATCCATGCTGTTCCATCACGATTGATGATGTACACCAAACCATTTGTTTCATCAAGAAGAAGCTGAGCACCGCTGCGGGTTCTCAGTCTGATTTTTTCTTCACCTTCTTTGTCATCCATTACAAACTGTGACCCACCTTTTCTGCCACGACCGTTTGTACGCTTTGGCCCAGGTGTTGATATACCATAAACCTCTGAGGGTGATTCGCGCCTCGCACCACTGGTTGATATTCCACGAATGGGATCACCAAGCAACCCTTGTTTCTGTAGTGCATCACGAACTTCTTTTAGAACTGGTCTGCGTTTAGTTTGTTCTCGTAATGCGTCAATCCTTGCACTCTTTTTGTTGTGCTCTGCGGTTGGCACTTGACCATCACTGTATGATGTAGATGCTGGTATACCAGGTACCATATTGTTCATGAACTGTTGATAGAGACAGCCAATCCATACACCTCTGCTGGTATCTCCATTTACAAACATAATTAGTACGATACTGTTTATATCAGGTGGTACCATCCAAAAGCCATAGCTATTTTGTGACTCTTCGGCGTTTGCTGGATCATTGCCGATTTCTTCTGGATTTGTGGCACCAGCGAAAGGTGAGCAATAACTTACAGTGATCCATGAGCCTTCATTGTTTGGATTACCTCCGAACTCAGGAACGAACACACGCAATCTTCCCATGCGTTGTGCATCTTTGTTATCACGAACCACGCCTTGGTAAATACCATGCTTTAGTTTTAGTACACCATCTGGTTCAGTGTATCTTGGTTTTGAGGTTCTTCTGTTAAGTGCCATAGATTAGTCTAGCCTGTCTCTTGTTAAGTCTTCTTTCGTGTTTTCCAATCTTTCTACCGCCTCATCCAAGACTCGTAATCTCCGGATAAGCCTTTCTCTTTCTTCGTCAGTTTCAGTTCTCGAAGTTCTTACCAACCGTTCTTGTTCTTGTCTCAGGCGTTCTATACCTCGCCTTATGTTCATTACTGCTTCAACTTCTGGGTCTATGGTCCTTATATCGGGAAATCCACTGGTATCTATTTCTTCCACAGAAGCCTCAACTTCCCCAGACGCTTCAACTTCCCCAGACGCTTCAACCTCATCCCCCAACACAACAGGTATTCCGTTGGAAAATGTAACATCGTCATTAACATTTATACGCAAGTCTCTGATTGCATTTAGTGTTTGAGTAAAGATTCCATTGGAAAAGTCACTTACCACTTCTCTCACAAAATACAAGCCATTTATCACTGTGTTTTGACTACCACCTGGAGTTGAACCAGTTATTGGGTCTGGTGCATCAGGTAAAAAGCTCCTGAACAAAAAGTATGTCTGTGTGTAAGTGCTGTTGTTAGTACCTCTTGATCTTTTTCTTCTCCCAAGAAATCTAGAAAATTCATCTCTACTCAGTGACACAGGGTCAGGTTCCAACCAAAACGGATCTCCTTTTACCTTTAGTTCTATATTAACCAAGTCTCTTGCTGTTGGCGATATTAACTGTTCAAACAAACTACTCAGTAGTGCTCGACCAGGCCCATCGCTTCCTTCTATACCGACCATTGATTGACCTGGGTGGTCCTCGATGGTGGGTGGATTTATTAAAGTTCCTCTTCTTGATTGTTCTGTTATTTGTTCGCTTATTTGCTCAGCAAACACTGGGTTATCATCATTCAGTAAGTCTGATCTTGTCTGTCTCCAAGGTTCGCTGGTTTCTCTAAATCTTTGTTCAGACTCTATAGCTCTCTGTCTTTGTTCTCTTTGTCTTCTTGTACGATTGTCAGGTTCTTCACTTATTTGTTGCTCAGGTGCAAACGATACAGTAACTTGTTCAAATTGTTCAATCTGCGGGAACAGTTCGACTCGCTGTTCTGAATCATTAACTAATAAATCAAGTGTTGCAGCATAAAAAGAATCTATAACAGATATTTGTTGTTCTGCGTCAGATAAATCTACTTCACTGGCACTATCAGTGGTATCACTCTGCGTTTTCTTACCACCTTGCCAAGGTAAGGCAATGTACCAGTTGAAATTAAACTGCATATTGAAGTCCAGTACTTGATCATTCAAACCAGTAAACAAATGGTTGTATACTTTTCTTATCTTTCCTTGTTGTATTCTTTCAGCCACTTCTTTTTCACTGTCTACGTCATCTAATTGTTTTGGATCTGAAATAACAGTTGATACTTCATAAAACACAATTTCATACCGATAATCATACGAGTAGTTGTTAGATAAGAAATCAAAACCAGTTACCTCTACGCCACCAATAAGTCTGAACAAATCAAATACTGTTTTTTTCTTGGTTCCTCTTTTTTCTGTGTCATCTGGGGATTCGTTTGCTGTGACTTGCTCTTGGAAATAGTCTGTTGCACTCAAAACCATTCTTACCACAGTTTCAATAGATGTTCCTGCTGGCATAGTTATATCTAAACCATCACCACCTTCTGTGGTTGTTGCGTCTCGTTCAAATCCTTCTAATTTTTCTTTTTTTATCTGTAATGAACCTATTTGTTTGTTACCATTTTCGTTAGTATCAGACACGTCAAAAAAGAATCTATTTGGCTTCGTTTTTGTTGCTTCTTCCACTGAGTCTTGTTCTCTTTTGTTTAGTTCCGCTACAAACCCATCAAAGAATTCTTGAACTGTAGTTACGTTCTTGACAGTCATATCAGCTTTTAGTCGGGTAGTATCTTTAAATGCTGTATCGTCATATAAAACTGCGTTTATGTTATACACACTACCAGATGGTGTAACATCTATGCTTGTGGTCGTGAATAGTAAAGGCCACACCCATCTTAGATTCGCTAACTCTGAGTTTTCAATGGGTTGTTGTGTGTCTGGATCTCTCGCCCTGAATGTTAGTTCTAGGTAGTAAGGTACAGTTAATAATTGTGGAATACCAAGTGATATTGCAGCATCAGATATGATATCAATAAGTGTTGCACCAAAGGGTTGTCTAAGTGTCATCTCAAACCTGGTGCTCATGCCAACACCTGTTTGTTTATTCATACCACCTACACTAAAGATTTTCACATTGTCTATGCCTATGGTTGATGCAGCAGTTTCAGCGATAACCACTTCTCTGCCTTCAGTTTCACTTCGACCTTTATATTTTGGCTCAACGAGGTATAATCTGAAATGGTAGTCATACTGTGTGTATTGATCAAGTATGTTTTCCAAGATGCCCTCAGCTTCGGATATTCTATCTAATGTTGTGGGCTTTGAAGTTGCTCCTCTTGGCATTAACGAATTTCCTTTATGTTGTCAAGTGCTGGTATGAATATTTCTAAACCAGCAACAAAATCTTCTATTGGGTCTATCAGTTCATCGGGATTTCTGACAGCAAATACCCACCATAATCTTGGTGTTCCATATTGCTTCGCTGCTAATAGATCAGGCCTTCTTTCCATATCAGGTGTTATCGTATAGAGAATATCATTATCAGAAGGAGGTATTCTACGCAGATTCAACAAATCCAAGTAAAAGTCTCGGATGGGCGTATCCAAATACTGGCTTGTGTTTTTTTGTGTCATAGATATCCTCTATTAAGTAGTTGGCCATTCTTGAACTTTGATAAGTTGAAGTTTTCTCTCACGTCTCTTGGGTTCTGTTGAACCAACAATGAAATAGTAACGAAAAGTTTAGTTGGTAAATTAACAACATTGTTCCCACTCAAATCAAAGCCAGTATCATCGAGTCCACTTAAAAATCTTTCTGCTGATATTTCTTCTGGTAATTGAACAGGCGTATAATCAACGTCTTTTTGTAAGTTATATGAAATTCTATTTACAACCACAGGAACATTACTGAACATGTGTGGTCCAAGATAATTAAACCTTAACACAGGAGGCGGAGTTCCTCTTCTAGAACTTGGAGTCCTGAGTCCATATTCAATCATTGTCATTGATTTTAAAAAATGAAGCACTGCCAACAAATATCTACCTTCACCATTAGTTTGTACGGTAAAGTCAGCATTAACTTGCAATTCGTCAGGTGCAGAGTTTTTAAACTGATAATAACTATAGTTTGTATGAGTGAAGCTAAAGTTCTCATATGACGCATTTCGGTTCACGAGAACGTCTGGTGTATACGGAAACAAAATACCATTAGTTGGTATAAGCGGTTGGAGTAAATTACTATGCTCATTCTTACCTAATATTTCTTCTCTTGTGCCATTTGCTGGAACACCAAGTCTTGCTCTTTTATCACTCATTTATTTTTAACCTTATATGTGTTATATCTATTTATGGGTTGATTTTTATGATTTTTTATGATACAGTTAATTATACTTTATTATTATTATAGGAGAATGATGGCTGGACAGAATTACCTTGCAAATAAAGATATGTTAGCAGAAATACATAAAAGTAAAATTTCATACTGTGAGTTCATTGACGAAGAAAAGTATCATCAACATGATATTATAGTAGACGACCTTTCTGAAATATTTGATTCTGAAACACAAGAACAAGCAAAACAAAATAAAGCAGATCGGCTATCTTCAAGTGGATACAAAGCTGCTATGGAGTTATTCAAGAAAAACGAACTCGTAACAAAACCCAAGATGGCAACTTACAAAGTTGACCCACAATCTTTCACGATAGACGATTTAATATTTCGCGTGTATACATTTGAACATATACCGCCAAACAACAAAAAGAAAAAGATCAAAAAAGAACGTGATAAGTACATGAGGACCAACTTTATTCCTTTCAAACACTACATTATTCAAAATGGCCAAGCAGTTGAAGTTGGGAGAAGTCACAGCAAAAACGGTGAGTTTTGCACAACCCACGGAAGTCTCACTGATAAATTATCAAGAATGATTATTCTACTCACTGAGCGTTATAGCCAAAGATATAATTGGAGAGGCTACACTTATTTAAGTGAAATGATCGGTGAAAGTTTATTACAATTAACACAAGTAGCACTTGAATTCAACGAGATGAAAAGCGATAACCCATTCTCGTATTACACCAAAGTGTTACAAAATTCATTCACACGTGTTCTGAACTATGAGAAGAAGATACAAAAAGCAAAAGATGAAATTCTAATTGACATGGGTCAAAACCCAAGTTATAGCAGACAAATTGAACACGAAGAAGAAATGAGAATACTCAGAGAACAAAACTCAGACGAAACAGATTTTTAACTTCAAAGGAGAAAATATGCCGCGTGCATTTGATAAGGCAATGGTCTTTACTGACCTGCATTACGGTCTTAAACACAATAGCCAACAACACAATCAAGACTGTGAAGATTTCATAAAATGGATGATTGATCTCGCAAAAAAAGAAAATTGTGACACTGCTTTATTCCTTGGTGACTATCATCATCACCGCGCATCAGTTAATGTGAGCACACTAAATTATATGGTTCGCGGATTAGAGCTTTTGAATGATAACTTCAACAAAGTGTACTTCATCGTTGGCAACCACGATATGTTCTACAGAGAAAAGCGTGATGTGCATTCTCTTCCCATGGCCTCACAGTTTGAAAATATCATTGTTGTAGATGAACAAATCGTTGAAAACAATATCGCCGTTGTACCTTGGCTAGTAAAAGACGAATGGAATGATGTTCTAAATCTCAATGTGAAATATATCTTTGGGCATTTTGAACTACCACACTTCAAGATGAATGCAATGGTAGAAATGCCAGATAATGGTGGGTTAAAAGCAGAACATCTACAAACACCTGAACTGGTATTCACAGGTCACTTCCACAAACGACAAAAACGAGATAATGTGTGTTACATTGGAAACCCATTCGGTCATAACTATGCAGACGCATGGGACTTTGAGCGTGGATGCATGATTCTTGAATGGGATAAAGAACCTCAGTTCTACAACTACCCATACGGTCCACGTTATATCAGCGTAACTCTAAGTGACTTGATTGATAATGCAGACTCTTACTTAACTCCAAGCACACACGCAAAGGTCTTGCTAGATATAGACATATCATATGAAGAGGCAAACTTCTTGCGAGAAACATTCATTGAGAAGTATAATATCCGAGAGTTGAAGTTAGTCCCACAGCGAGAAGACATTGAGTTCGAAGAAACCACTGGTAATATATCTTTCAAAACAGTAGATCAAATCGTCAACGCAGAAATAAGAGAAATAGAAAGTGAAACTTTTGACACAAACAAACTATTGACAATTTACAACGAGCTTTGAAACTATGATAAAAATAAAATCAATGACAGCAAAAAACTTTATGAGCATAGGTGCAGTCACTCAAAGCATCAACTTTGAAGAAAGTGATCTTGTGCTTGTACTTGGCGAAAATATGGACCTCGGCGGCAACGCAAGTCGCAACGGAGTTGGTAAATCAGCCATACTAAATGCACTCAGCTATGCGCTATACGGATCAGCAATAACAAACATCAAGAAAAACAATCTGATAAACTTAACTAACGGTAAGCAAATGTTGGTGACTCTTGACTTCTCTGTGTATGATAAAACATACCGAGTTGAAAGAGGTCGCAACCCAATGCGATTCTCATTATATGTAAATGGGACTGAAGTAGACAACAGTGATTCTGACGAAGCACAAGGTGAAAATCGCAAAACACAAGAAGAACTAGAAAGAATCATCGGTATTAGTCACATTATGTTCAAAAATATTGTTGGCCTAAACACATACAGTGAACCTTTCTTGTCTATGCGTGCAGCAGACCAAAGAGACATAATTGAACACTTACTGGGTATCACCAAACTAAGCGAAAAAGCAACCAAGCTAAAAGAACAAATAAAGTTCACCAAAGATCAGATCAAACAAGAAGAGTTCAGAATCAAAGGTATTATAGAAGCAAACAAAAGAATTGAAGACAATATCAAAATGCTTCGTCTAAAAAGTACTAATTGGGAAAAGAAGATAAAGAAAGATGTTGAAGATACTGAACAAGCAATCAAAGTATTACGTGAGCTAGACATAACAAAAGAACTTGAAAACCACAAGAACTTGGCAAAATGGTCAGAAAATAACAGAACTTTAAAAGAAAAGCAAAGAGAACTAAAATCTCTTCAAAAACAACTGAAACAAATCAATACACAAATTCAAGACATAGAAAAACAACTACAAGACACTGAAGAAAAATCGTGCCCAATGTGTGGTAGCGGACTTGAAGATCACAAGCATGAAGAAATTCAGAACTCACTTAGTGAACTACTAGAAAAAAACATGGCCACAAAAGAAAACACATCAAAAGAAATTGAAGAGTCTGAAAAACAACTTGATGAACTCAGTGAAATTGGTGACAAACCTGTTGTTTTTTATGACAACATTGAAGCTGCATACAAACACCAAAGCAGCTTACACACACTTGAGAGTGATCTGTCAAGACTACAAAAAGAGCAAAACCCACACAAAGAACAAATACAAGACCTTGAAGAAAATGGTCTACAAGAAATAAGTTATGATCTGATAAATGAACTAACAAACACACAAGAGCACCAAGAGTTTCTGTTGAGGCTCCTAACAAACAAAGATAGCTTCATCAGAAAAAAGATCATAGACCAAAATCTTGCACACCTAAATACCAGGTTGAAACAGTATATAGAAACTCTTAATCTACCACATGATGTGGTGTTCCAAAGTGATTTAAGTGTGGACATAACTGAACACGGAAGAAACTTAGATTTCCACAATTTGAGTAGAGGTGAAAGAACAAGACTTATTCTGAGCTTGAGTCTTGCATTCAGAGATATCTATGAAAACCTAAACATGCCAATCAATCTGTTATTCATTGATGAATTGATTGACAATGGATTGGATACTTCAGGTGTTGAAAGTTCACTGAGTATACTGAAGAAACTCAGTAGAGATAGCAGAAAAAATGTGTTTCTTATTAGTCATCGAGACGAACTGGTAGGTAGAGTAGATAATGTGCTGCGTGTAATAAAGAGCAATGGGTTTACTTCATTTGATAGCGAGGTAGAATGATGGCGTTGTTCAACAGAGTATTAATTTCATCCGGTTCAAAAGTGACCCCCATAGCACCTATATATAAGTAAATAATCAGCGGATTCATTGGTGACAACTCTTGCATTCATGTTGAACAGTGGAATGTTTCATTTCTTTTTCAGTTGGTTGTGGTGGTAGAAATTTTACAGCGCCTATTTGTCCGTTGTAGTATTTTCTTTCACCATTGGGTTGTGTTGCACGAAGAACATCTTCAAGAACTTGAAGTCTAACTTCAGCATAATAAAGAGACGCTTTTGTTTCGTGGAGAGATAATATTCTAAACTCAAAGTTATCAATTGAATTTGTTTCTATTTGTTCATTGAGATGTTTACTAGAGCTTGTATATGTTTGCCACTTTGTTTCTTTATATACAATTTTTCTATTTTTTTTACCAGGAATTTTCTTCCTAAGTCTTGACAGGAACTGTTTCTTTCCTATATAATGTTTACCATTATTGTGATCAATTATTCTATAGATGAATCCATACCATTCTGTAGGATCAAACTCAAAGTCACATATCCAATGTCCATATCTATACATAGTGTTATTATTTATGGACTGAAAAAATGAGAAAGCACCAGTTGGTTCTGGTGTTAGGGAATACACAATCAGCAACACATTGGTAAGATAGTTTACCCCTCTTGAGACTGCCACTATGTGATGTCGTCGGATCTGAGGAGCTGGCCTGAATAAGGAATTGGTTCTTATTCTTGTAGTGTTGATCCACATGGGCCCGAAAGGATTTCCCATGCTAACCAACACAACCAAAAAAGATTATGCTCTGGTAGAAAAAGATTGGTCATGAACCAAGCCAACATAGGCCCACTTGACATAGCTCTCCAAACGAATCGCTGATAGTGGGTCGCGGCATAATGTGCTTTATGATTACAAGTCTACGACGTTGAAGAAACTGGTAACAGTGGATCTAAAATGACGCCTTTGGAGTGAAACGGACATATAAGGGGAACCAGCCGTGAAGCTCAACCACAAAGTAACTATTTTATCCTGTGGCCCCACCGAGTGGGACAGCCAAATGAGGAGCGATATGAGGGTGGCCACCAAATTAGCCATGAGTAACTGAACGCAGAAGATTTTCTGTTAGTTCCAATTTTGTATCGTGTACCTCTGGACAACTAGACTTACTTTGCTAATGCGAACCCGGGCAAAGTATAAAGTGCTACGGATAGGCTTAAGAGGATGATGGTGCCCGCCTCACGTTTAGTTGTATGTTTGGATTCGGTGCGCCTACGCGAAGGGCCTTACGGATATCCGCCCTGAAAGGGGCGGATTATTCCCACCTTGCGAAGGATGTAATAGATACACCTAGTAAATCATTACCATTCATTACTGTGTTGCTGAAAATTTTTATTGTATTCCCCAAAATGATATTATCAAAAAGATGAATGAGTGAGCGAAGCGAACGAATGAATCTTTGCAGATAATACGGACGTGACACTTTGTGTCACTCCGCTTAATGATATTCATAATGAGGTAAATCATGTTATTGATAGCTACACCCAGTAATAAATTCATTTCACCACAGACCATGAAATGCGTTTATGACCTAGATATTCCAAAATATGTTGAGTACTACTACGGATATAAACCAACACAAGTTCTTAACCTCATAGCTGAATGGGGTAAGGGGTTTGATGGTGTGTTATTTCTCACACATGAGTCAGTGTTCACCAATGAACAAATACATGAAATGATTGAGTCTGAATATGATGTAATCTGTAAACCAGATTCACTTGATTGTGCATTTGTTAGAGGTCATGTCTTTAAGACTTTGCCCTATCCACATTTCAGTGGTGAACAGTTCGTTGAGCGTTTCTTAAAGAATGTCAGAGGTCAATTTGCAGTGAAAATCTCATCATAGTGTTTTCTGTGATGAGATTTTCTCCTGCATATCATTGACGTATTCAATCACATTATTTCTTTGTAGTGGGCTCATGATCCAAGCCTCTGTCCAAGTGATCCCCCCATTCATGTTGTAACAGATATCCAATATTTGTTTTTCTATATTTTTGGTACTTTTTTCAAGGTATTCAATGTGGTTCTGTATCTCTTCGGGGGTAGAAGAAGATAAGAACCTTATGAAAAATTTGTTTCATTGAATTCAATTGGAATAGTCCAACTGTGGTTACAACTTGTGCACACTGCTTCCATATCCTTTTGGACACCGTGAGAATTCACATCGTTTATTTTCTTTTCAATTTTTGATGAATCAGTCAATTCAATATTCTGCAAGAATTCAGATATGTATTTTTTGTTTGTGACTTCTTGCACCTCACCACTTGCTGTAGTAACAACTACTTTTACTATGGCGTCTACCATCAATTCAAAATTGAGTTTTGATGCCTTTAGGAATGCATCCCCAAACATTTTAAGTCTTGCTTCATCTGATATTTGAGGGTCTTTTAGTATTCTATCTAGCTTGCTGTTTTCAAAGTATGCTTTTTGTTGTTTTACTGTAGCTTCAAAAGTACTTGGTGCAATATAAACGCTTACACCGTTACTTAGTATGACTTCATATTCTCTTTCTAGTTTTTCAGTGTTGTGTAGTAGAGCATCGTAATTGATTGCATATGAGTTTTCGTGCTCGCATTCTGGACATGTTGCGCTGATGCTACTTTGTTCACCGTATGATGCTGCACGTATTCCGATAATTATTGCGTCAATATCACATGAAAGTAATTTTCTTGTATTTTTTACTGCTGGCACACAACTTTTGATGACAGAAATAATAGCCTCACCGTTAAGAAGTGCATCTGGGTTTTTCATTATTGCTTCATCTTTTGCGGTCATTGGGAGTATGCTTACTTCAAGATCATCATTCAGATCTACTACACCTTGTGAGTAAAACAAACCTTGACTTGGTAGTTGTACATTGAGTTTTGCTACGCGGTAGAAATTTGCTAAAGGGTTTTGTTCAGTCATGGACTCCTCTTTTTTATTGGGTAAATAATCGTTAGTTGAACTATTTATCAGCGATTTTTTGAGGTTATTAGTGTGTCCGAAAGTATTCACATAGACAGTATTCAATTTGATGATGGTAGTACCAGTATACCCAAGTGGTCTACTGAAGCCACATTGGAGCGCGTGTTAGCGAAGCTGCCACGTGGAGGAAGAATTGAGACTGATCTTCGTGCAGTAGTTGACACATTACGAGAGGCTAGAAATACGGATCGTAAAGCACACGCTGATGCCACAAAGTCCTTGAAATCAATTCAAGGTGCAATAGAAAGAAGTGGCGAAAAGATAAAGCGGGTAGAAACTGCTACTAAAAAAAGTTCACAGGAAGACCGCACCAAAGAACGAGAAGGTAGAAGAAAATTAGTTGAGGAACGCAGATCAAGACGAGAATTGAGTGGTATTGTGAGTCCAGTCACTGCATTGAGTTCTAATCTTTTTGAGTTGAACAAAGGTGTTGTTGATATTAAAGGGCCATTCAGAAGATTTCCAAATGTTCTTGCTCCGATATTAAAGAAGTTTCCTGCATTGGGATTAGTGACTGTTGGGTTGAGTGCTGTATTTGGCACTTTGACTACTTTGACTGGTCGTTATATATCCATACTAATGGACAGTGCTAATGTGTTTCGTGGACTCAATGAAGTGGGTCTGAGAGGAATAGAAACGAGTTCTCAGTTGTATGGGAATTTACAAACACTAACAATGAGTTCAAGTGAATTTCAGAAAATCATGACTGATTATTCTACAGCGATGAACACTTTTGGTATGGAAAGCCTCAGAAACGTTATTTCAGCCACTGGTGATGCTGAACGCAAATTCAGTGACTTCGGTATGACCACTGCTGAAGGAACACAATTTTTGGCGAGACAACTACAGCAACAAAGATTATCAGGTGTATTTACTCTGAGATCTGAAGAAGAACAACGTGAATCATTAGAGAAATCTATAGAAACAGTTTCAGCCTTTAGTACAATGATGGGTATTTCACGTCAGAGAATAATGGAAAATCTCACGCAAATACTTGAACAAGACAGAATGAGAGCTGTATTTGCTTCTATGCGAGACAGAGAACAGCGCGAAGCTATATCACAGACAATTGGTACTGTGATAAAAATGTTTACTGCATTGGGTGGTCCTGGTGAAAGATTTGCTGACTTTTTCACAGAAATGACATCAGTGTTAGATCCTGTGATGGCAGAGAGCTTCCAACAGTTGGTACCATTTGCTGGTGAGACTGCCATGGTAATGGCTAATCTATCAAGAGAAGTTCAGAATCTTGAAAGCGCAATGAATCCAGACATGGTAACAGAAAGGATGTTTGCATTGGGTGAAGCTTTAGAAAGAGACAGAGACCGAATAACCTTCATGGCGAGAATGGGTGACCAGACAGCGAGACAAGCTGCTTCTATGCTGATGCAGTTTGAAGAGATGCGTACCAACTTTGAACGAATTGCCAGAAGAGAAAGAATCAGTGTTCAAGAAGTTGCACGAAATCGAGCGAGAGCGGACGCAGAATTGGCTAGTAGTTCTGCAATACTACAAGATCAACTTGTGAGAATAAGAATTGGATTTAACAGACTGTTAATAAATTTATTTGATGTGATACTTGGATCTAGAGATGCAGCCGAGACTATGCAGTTATTGGAGCGAATTGGTACATCACTAGGTAATGCTTTTGTCAGGATGAGTGAGTGGTTAGAGAGCTTCTTTACTGAAGAACACAGCGCTTTAAGTTTTTTTGAACGATTAGGCCTTTTATTCAGCAAAGGTGTTGAAGCTATGTTTCAAGCTGTTGCCGACACAATGGCAAGAAGTGATAACGTTTTAGTCCGCGGTGCAGGTAGATTATTGGGCGGTATAGCGGCAACTGATCCAATTGAAAGAGAGCGAGAAAGACTTGGGATTACAGGTCAAGTTGGAGTAGTAAGAGGAATACGTGATGTGGTGAGTCCGCTTGGGCTTTTTAATCCATTAACACCAACTATTAGTTCCGTCACGAGTGATTGGAAAAGAGACAGAAAGCTTGGAGAGCTTGAAAGCCTATTAGGTCATGATGGTCTCAGTGGTGTAGATAGACAGCACATGGGGGTGATTAGAACTGCAGCCCTATCACAACTAACAGAAGGTGTTGACCCACAAGCAGCAGTGAAGAAAGCATTTAAAGAATCAACTGACTCACTAAAAAACGAAATTGAACTTCTAAATAAAAATATGAAAGACGCAAATGATGAAGAATTGGAAAGTCTGCGACAACAAATAGCAGAGCTAAGAGAAAATAAAGAAGCAATAAAGGCTGTTCGAAACGCAATCCGCGAGACCGAGTGAACTACTGCTGAGCCACGGCTCTTGTGGTTTTCTGCGTGATACGTGATAAATACTTCAACAACACACAAATAGAGGAAAATAATGTCTTGGAAGAAATACTTTAGACCTGTTAATTCAGCGTTGCCAGCACCAACAGCATATTCAGACCCATCAAGTTCTGTTAGTAACTTTTCTAGCTGGCTACCTGAATACTATCAAGGTCCGCCAAATCGAATCATGCGTTACTTGCAGTATGATCAAATGGATATGGATCATGAGATATCTGCTGCACTTGATACGTTGGCAGACTTCTCAACTCATTTAGATGAAGACACTGGTGTGCCGTTTGAAATTAACTATTCAGAAGATGCAAGCCCAAGTGAGATTGAAGTATTAGAAAAAAGTCTAAAGCAGTGGTGCAATCTAAACGAATTTGATAGAAGATTATTCAGGATTTTCAGAAGTGTTCTGAAGTATGGCGATCAGTTTTTCATACGACATCCTCGTACATATAAACTACATTGGGTAGATCCAAGTACAGTTGAGAAAGTACTTGTTAATGAAAGCCAAGGTAAGAAAGTAGAATCGTTTTTCATTAAAGATCTAGACTTGAATTTACAGTCACTGACAGCCAGCAACATGAATCGTAAAACACAAAGGGGTTACGATAGTGCTGATACAGTATTTCCAAATGTGCCTTACACAGGCCAAGTTGGTGGTGGTGGATATGGAAATATGTCTAGCTATGGTGGTGTGGACTATGCAGAAGGCGAAGCATTTCAAGTAGATAGTACTCATGTTGTTCACATGACACTTTCTGAAGGCATGACTTCAAGCTGGCCTTTCGGTATCAGTATACTTGAAACAGTGTTCAAAGTTTACAAGCAAAAAGAGTTACTAGAAGATAGTATATTGATATACCGCATACACCGTGCACCAGAAAGACGAATATTTTACATTGACACAGGAACTATGCCTCCAAATAAAGCAGCACAGTACCTTGAACGAGTTCGTTATGAAGTACAACAAAAGAGAATTCCAAGCAGAACTGGCGGCGGGCAGTGCTTTGCAATGGATACAAAAGTACCTCTTTTAGATGGACGTACATTAACCATAGCAGAGTTAACCAAAGAGCATGCAGAAGGTAAGAAAAATTGGGCATATAGTTGTGATCCTGTTACAGGAGAACCTATGCCAGGATTGGTATCTTGGGCAGGCGTTACTAAGAAAGATACATCTGTTATAAAAGTAACTTTAGACAATGGAGAAAGCATTATATGTACTCCAGAGCATAATTTTCCAGTACTAGGAAAAGGAAAAGTGAAGGCTAAAGATTTAGTTGTAAACGAAGACAATCTAATTAGCTTTCATACCAGAATGAAATCAATAAATGAAAAAAACGATAATGCTAGTGAATATGAGCAAGTGTTTGATCATTCTGATAAAAAATGGAAATTTACACATCGTGTAGTAGCACGATACATGAAGGAGCTTGGAAAGCATCAGGAGTTGATTTTTAGAAAAACAGCTAAAGACAAAAGCAAAAATGTAATTCATCATGGTGATTATAATAAGTTCAACAACAATCCAGAGAATCTATATTTCATGAATGGTCGTGATCACTTTTATCTTCATGCTCGTTATAGTGGTTGGCATATGTTCACTGAAGAGAGAAAAGCTGAAGCTATTAACAAGAGATTAGAGACACTGGCTAACAGGACAGAAGAAGAAAAAGCTCAAGCATCAAAACAGCGAAGTGAAATTGCGAAAACTTTCTGGGCTAAAATTAAGAGTGATCCAGTAGAATATAACAAACATAAAGAAAGACTAACAGAACACTTATCAAAAATTGAAAGTCCACCGTTTGATAATAAGTCTGTTGTAGTAAACGATAGAATGTTTGAAATTATAACGGAATATACTATTTCAGAAAATCCAACAAGAAAAGGTCTATGTGATCTACTTAAAAGTGATAAAGAATTTATGGAGCTATATGAAAATTTAAATTTTGATGATAGCAACAAAATTAATAAGATTGATCCAAACGGCATATCTAGAGATAGTATACTAAAGATTGTTAAAAATCATGGATATAAAGACTGGAGGCATTTTGTTAGAAGCCATGGACTAAAAACTATACAGCCAGTAAGAAAGCTTCGTTGGGAGCAAAAGCAATTGTCTTATTTTGTGGACATAGTTAAAAAAGAAGGAATATCTAGTAAAAACGATGCAGTAAAACGACTACAAAATGATTCAAAATTTATGAAATGGTTTGCTGAGTTAAATAAGAATATCAAAGGAAATTCAAAGACTACTAATTTTAGTGGCAACACGTTTAATGTATTCCTTAATGAATTTGGATATGCAAATTGGTCTGATTTCAAAAACAAACTTGAATTGTTTAATCATAAAGTGGTTTCAATTGAATATCTAGAGGATAAAATTGATGTAGGTACACTAACAATTGACAGGGATGAGGAGTTCCATCCTCATCATACGTTTGCATTAGAGACTGGAGTGTACACATATAATTCAATTACAGATGCTGCATATAATCCTCTTTCTTCATTGGAAGATTATTACTTTGCTGTAAGTGCAGAAGGTCGTGGAAGTAAAGTAGAAACGCTCCCAGGTGGTGAAAACCTTGGATGCTTCTCACTTGATACCAAAGTCAAACTTATGGATGGTAGAGATTTATCTATATCTGAAATCAGTGAAGAACTAAAGCAAGGTGAAGAGTTATGGACATATAGCTGTCACCCTGTTACAGGAGAAGTTGCTCCTGGTTTTATTTCTTGGGCGGGAAAGACAAGAAGTCAAGCTGATGTCGTGAAGATAACTCTTGATAGTGGTGATGAGATCGTCTGTACACCTGATCATAATTTCCCAATCAAAGGTGTTGGATTTGTTGAAGCCAAAGATTTATCAGTTGGTGAATCACTGATACCACTTTATATTGAGGGTGACTTGATATATTGCCCACATAAAAAAACTTGGGTGAGTAAAACAACGTTTGGTGTACCAACTCAAGAGCAAGAAAAAGATGTGGAACTAAACCACAAGATTGCTGCAATAGAGTATCTTGAAGAAAAACTTGATGTTGGAACACTAACTGTTGATATCACTGAAGAATATCATGATTATCACACTTATGCACTGAGTGTTGGTGTATTTGTTAAAAACTCCATTGATGATCTCAGATACTTCAACAACAAGATGATGAGAGCACTGGGTGTTCCAAGTGGATATCTACCAACTGGTCCAGAAGATGGAACCAATGCTTACAGCGATGGTAGAGTTGGTGCAGCATTTATTCAAGAGTTCAGATTTTCTAGAGTATGTCAGCGCTACCAGAGGCTGATAGCTCCTGTGTTTGATAGAGAGTTTAAGTTGTTCTTGAAGCACAGAGGTATTGAAGTTGATAACTCAATATTTTCATTATCGTTTACACCTCCGCAGAACTTCTCAGAGTACAGAAAGTTAGAGTTGGATAGTGCTTATGCAAACTTGTATAACTCAGTTGCAGCGAACGAAAATCTGAGTAGAAGATTTGCATTGAAGAAGTACCTTGGGTTGAGTGAATCAGAGATTGCAGAGAATGAAAGGCTTTGGAGAGAAGAAAATGATGTGAGCCATTTGACTCAAGATAAGAGACCTGGGCTTGACATGAGACAAGCTGATATCAGAGCACCAATGGATACAGATTTTGATGACTTTGGTTTTGGTGATCCAGATATTGGGGAACCAGACATTGGGGGAATAGACGTTGGTGAACCTGATATAGGTGGAGATGAAATCTAATGAAAAAAAACGTATTTGAAAACTATTTTCCAGAGTTTGATGAATTTTCTCGTGAACATTTAGATGACTTAGGTGGCGATGAAAAGAGAAAGTTTGCAGATGCGATAGATGCTGAGAAAGCACCGAAGTTTGAGAAGCGTGCAAGATTGACATTTAAGCATTTGAACAGAATGAGGAAAATAAGAGAAGTAAAGAAGTTAGAAGCAGCCGCACATAGACAGTTTGTAAAAACCATGTATGGAACTAAAGCAGATGATGAAGGTTTAGGCTTTTGAATTTTTGATTTTTTTTATACAAAGCACACAAAACGGCGTTTTTTGCATCGTTTTGTGTGCTTTTTTGTTTGAAATATGTAAATAGTGTTATATCGGAAAGATACTTTATCATGTATTTATCTGATTGTGTAATTTTAAGTGTTAGTGTTACCCTGCAGGTACATAATAAAATTTGTTGTTAACAACTAAAGGAGATTAAGATGGCAGATCGTCAAAAACTAGAGCGCGTATTAGACTTGCTAATTAACGAAGAGCAAGACCAAGATCAAGCAACTGAATTACTACATCAATATATGGTAGAAAAAGCACGTGAAGTGTATGAATCTTTGATGGACGAAGATGAAGATTTTGTTGATGAAATTGAAGATGACATGGAAGAAATCGAAGACGACGAAGTTGGAGATTTTGAAGATGACGTAGAAGTAGACGACGAAGTTGATATTGAAGATGAAGGTGAAGAAACAGAAGAACGCCTTGAAGATCTTGAAGCAGCGCTGGCGGATCTGCGAGCTGAATTTGATCGCCTGATGTCTGATGAAGAAGATGATGTTGAACTCGAACTAGATGATGAAGAAGTGGAAGTTGATTCCGAAGAAGAAGAATTTGATCTAGATGATGACGAATTTGATCTAGAGATGGAACTAGAAGAAGCTACAAAACTACAAGATCCAGTGGCTGATCCTGGTATGGGAACAGAAGGCAAGTACACAGGCACAGGAAAAGGTTCCAAGAATGGTTCTGTAAACAAAGAAAGTCCTTACACAAACGTCCCACCACGCACAACAGATGGTGAACCAACTGATTTTGTAGGTGATGACGAAACTGGTGAAAAAGCAGATTCCGCGAAAGACCATACCCCCACAAGTAATGTTGATGTAAAGAAAGCTGAAGTAAAGCATGGTCATGACGCACAAAAAGGTGAAGGCAAATACACTGGTACTGGTAAAGGTTCCAAGAATGGTTCTGTAAACACCAAGAGTGCACTTGGATCTGGTAAAAGTCCAAGAGGCAAGTAAGGAGATATCGTGAGTAACAAGCTCTACGAATATAGAACGTATGACCAGGCTAATATTTTGTTAGAAAAAGACAAAACAACTGGCACTATGTTCATGAATGGAATTTTCATACAAGGTGACACAAAGAATCACAATCAGCGTGTTTACCCTGTTAGTGAAATATCCAAAGCTGTTACAAGCATACAAGAAAGAATAAAAGAAAATGGTGGTGTACCTGGTGAACTAGATCACCCAGAAGAACTTTCAATAAACTTGGATAGAGTGAGCCACATGATAGAAAGCATGTGGCTTGAAGGTAAAAATGGGTGTGGAAAGCTAAAGATAATACCTACGCCGATGGGTAATATAGTAAAAGTTTTGTTAGAGAGTGGTGCCAAGTTAGGCGTAAGCTCTCGTGGTTCAGGCAACGTAGACGCCACTGGTTATGTCAGTGATTTTGATATAGTCACAGTGGATGTTGTAGCACAACCAAGTGCACCAGAAGCATACCCAAAAACAATCTACGAAAGCCTCTTCAATATGAGAGGTGGAGATAGAATGTTTGAAATGTCACAACAATACACACACAACAATGACAAATTGGCACAGAAGTATCTCGCAAAAGATATTGCAAAGTTCATTAGTGAACTTAAGAAGAGTTAAAGGAGAACAAACACATGTCTGTAAAGTTCGACAACTTGGCTGAAAGTATTGGACTTGACAAAGAAGCTCGTGAACTAATCACTGAAGCTTGGGAGTCAAAGTTAAAAGAAGCCAGAGATGAGATTACGGCTGAGCTTAGAGAAGAATTTGCTCAAAAATTTGAGCATGACAAAGCAACCTTGGTTAAAAGTGTTGATCGTTTCATTAGTGAAAAGGTTAACGCAGAGATTGAGGAGTTTTCACAAGACAAGAAAGCATTGGCAGAAGAAAGAGTTAGAGCAAAGAAAAAGATCGCTGAACACGCAAAGATGGTTGAGCAATTCATTACTGAAACTCTAGCAAAAGAAATTCGTGAACTAAAAGAAGATCGTGATTCTGCAAAAGCAAATGTCCAGAAACTAGAAGAATTCGTTCTAAAACAACTAGCTGAAGAGGTCAAGGAATTCCATTCCGACAAGAAAGCACTTGTTGAACAACGAGTCAAGCTAGTTCGCGAAAACAAACGTCAACTAACTGAATCTAAGCAGGCATTAGTAAAGAAAGCAGCAAATGTACTAGAAGAAAAAGTAAACAAAGTAATTGCTTCTGAAATCAAACAATATCGCAGTGACATTGATATGGCACGCAAAAATGACTTCGGACGCAGAATCTTTGAAGCATTCGCAAGCGAATACATGACATCACACTTGAATGAAAGCAGTGAAGTCAGAAAAATACAAAAGACTGTTGAACAACTAAACCAAAAGTTAGAAGAATCACAAAGTCGTTTGAAAGAGCAACAAACATTACTTGAGTCTGAACAACGTAAAGTTCGTGCAGCAAAAGATCGTCTCGGACGTGACAAAGTAATGAGTGAACTAATGTCTCCTCTTGGTAAGCGTCAGCGCGCAATCATGGAGGAACTACTAGAAAACGTTAAAACTGCTAATCTGCGTGAGAGCTTTAAAAAGTATCTTCCAGCAGTGTTAAACGAAAAAAACACACATCATCACACAGATAAAGAGGTTATCACTGAATCTGTTACAAGCATGAAAACTGGTGACAGAAGTGAATCTATATCACAACAAAACGATGACGCAGAATATGAACTAGAAATGAACCAGCTAAGAAAATTAGCAGGCATCAAAGGCCAAAAATAAGCTGGATTAAATTAAAAGGAGATATGAAAAATGGCAAATAAGCTATTTGAAAGTAAGTGGGCAGGTGCAAAAGAAGCCCTCCTAGAAGGTCTAAATGGCACCCGCCGTGACAACATGAATGTTGTTTTGGAAAATACTCGCAAACACCTGGCTGAAAATGCAACCGCTGGTGCAACTCAAGCTGGTAACATTGCTACACTAAACAAGGTTATGCTACCACTGATTCGTCGTGTAATGCCAACTGTCATTGCAAACGAAATCATCGGTGTGCAGCCAATGACTGGACCAGTAGGTCAGATCCACACTCTACGTGTTCGCTACGCTGACACAAGTTCTGGTGTGACTGCTGGTACTGAGGCGCTAGGACCATTCGATTTGGCTCGTGCTTACTCCGGTAACGAAGATGCCAACAACCCAAGAGCTGCTAACGTTGCTGCTCTAGAAGGTACCGCTGGTAATCGCTTAAGCATCCAAATCTTGAAAGAGATCGTTGAAGCAAAAACTCGTCGTCTAAGCGCTCGCTGGACTTTCGAGGCTGCTCAGGATGCTAACGCTATCCACGGCATCGACATCGAAGCCGAAATCATGCAGGCTCTAGCACAAGAAATCACAGTTGAAATCGACCAGGAAATGCTGAACAACCTACGCTCTCTAGCAGGTCCAGCTCCTGAAACATTCGACCAAGGTGCTGTAAGTGGTACTGCTACTTACGTCGGTGATGAACACGCCGCTCTAGCAGTTATGATCAACCAACAAGCAAACCTAGTTGCTGCTCGCACTCGTCGCGGCGCTGCTAACTGGGCCGTTGTTTCACCAACTGCTCTAACAATCCTACAAAGTGCTACAACTTCAAGCTTCGCTCGTACCACTGAAGGTACTTTCGAAGCACCAACCAACACCAAGCTAGTCGGTACCCTAAACAACAGCATGAAAGTGTATGTTGACCAATTCGCCGGCGCTGGTGAGGCTGTACTTCTAGGATACAAAGGTCCAAGTGAAACTGATGCTGCGGCTTTCTATTGCCCATACATTCCATTGATGAGCACAGGCCCAGTAATGGACCCACAGACCTTTGAGCCAGTGGTTTCATTTATGACAAGATACGGTTATCGTGAACTGTCTAACACTGCGAACTCTCTTGGTAACGCTGCTGATTATCTCAGCAAAGTTGGTATCAACGATGCGACACTAACTTTCTTCTGATTGTTAGTATAGCACAAGTACCACAAAAAGCCCACCTCGCGTGGGCTTTTTTTTGCCTATAAATAGTGTATAATACAACAAAAAGGATAGGTAATGCTAAATGAAACCGAAACAAAAATATTTTTAGAAAAGCACAATTGGATTTCTTACAGTAACAGATTAAAAGCTCAGCATCTGGATTTAATTGAATATTTGAACTCAAAATATCCGCATAAAAGAATATCAGAGCAACTGTGGTTATATGTCAACAATCATAATAGTCCACCCACTTGTTTAGTTTGTGATAAGCCTTCACGATTTAAGAATATCAAATTAGGCTATTCTGATTTCTGTGGATCAAAAACGTGTTTCTCTCAATACCGAAAAGCAAACAGCAAAAGTGCAGCTGCGATTGCAAACCAATCAGTGAATCCCCCGCAGTGTAAGCACCCACAATGTGAAAAACCAGTGAAAAAGAACTCACAAGGTCTTTGGAGATCGTATTGTAGTTTTGAGTGCAGAGGCCAACACAACTCGTTAAAAAGCAGAGACAAAGCCAGAAAAACTTGGACTGAGAAGTATGGTGTTGATCATCCAAGAAAATCATCTGAGGTGAATGAGAAATTAAAACAAAAATGGATGGATGCACATGGAGTAGACAACCCAGCAAAACTTGATTGGGTTCAAGAAAAGATGCGTGCCACTTGTTTAGAAAAATATGGCAGAGAGAATGGTGGTCACATGAATCATCATCAGCAAAATGAAAACCTTTACTTGTTGAAAGACAAGACAGAGTTGCAGAAACTGTACCCATCTAATAGTCCATGTGATATTGCTGAAATAGTTGGATGTCATATCTACACTGTGTATGAGCATTTGCGTATGCATGGGTTGACTTCTTATGGGAAATCGTCTTTTGAAAAAGAAGTAGTCAATTTTTTGGAAGATTTGGGAGTTGAAAACATAGTTGAAAATGACAGAAAGATACTTAACGGAAAGGAACTAGACATAGTTCTGCCAGACTACAATATGGCAATAGAGTGTAATGGTCTGTATTGGCACACAGAGAAATACAAAGAAGGAAAAGAGTATCATAGGCAAAAATTTTTGGAGTGTGAGCAAGCAGGAATTCAGCTACTGTCTATCTTCAATGATGCGTGGGATGACAAAAAAGAAATAGTCAAGAGCATCATTAGACACAAGATTGGCAAGAGCGGTAGACGAATATTTGCAAGAAAATGCACGCTAAAAAGAGTGAACAACAGAGACCTCAAACAGTTTTTGAATAGCAATCACATCCAAGGGTTTGTTGGTGCATCTTATGCATACGCTTTGTTTTACCATCAAGAGATAGTTGCAGTGATGACTTTTTCTTCTCCAAGATCAGGGATCGGTAAAAATATAGAGAATTGCTACGAAATTGTGAGATATGCATCTTCTGTACCAGTAGTTGGTGGTGCAAGCAAATTACTTTCTAACTTTACCCGAGATCATTCACCATCAGTGATAGTTTCTTACAGTGACAACGAGTGGAGCACTGGGGATTTGTATCTGAAATTAGGCTTTGAACTTGATAGAGAGTTGCCTGCTAGTTACAGTTATTTGGCACCTGGTGGGAGAAAAATGTATCATCGTTACAGATTCGCAAAGCATCAATTGGTGAAAGAAGGTTTTGATCCAAGCAAAACAGAAAAACAAATAATGCAAGAACGTAATTTTCTGAGAGTTTGGAATTGTGGGAAGCGAACTTGGAAACTTACACTGTGAAAGGTTTTTTTCTGCCTATAAATGTTGTATAATATACAAGGGGGTTTGTCACGGCAAGAAATAGAAAAACTCGTTAAAGACTATCCAAAACACTATGTTCAAAAAACAAAAGCCAACAGTGAACTGAGAGAGTGGGTAGAAAGTAATCATACTGTAGATTGTGATCACTGGCCTACCATGATCTACTCCGCTATTAATAACGTTAGTAACATATGTGAAAAAGGAAAATCGCAAACCATAAAAAGAATATCTCTTGGATTTACTGGTTGTGGACCCGCAAGAGACTGCGAATGTACACGCGACAAAATAGCCAGTAAAACAAAAGAGTCACTTCGTGAACTACTGACTGAAAAAAAACAATCAGCCAACGAGAAAAGAAAAGCCACGATGGTTGAAAAATACGGGTATGAATTCAATAGTCAGCGCCCAGACATACACCATGTCTGGTGCAAACCCAAAATGAATGAACAAACTCACACACTGTTATCTGATCCAGAGTGGGTTGAGGATCAGTATGTAGTGCAAAGAAAATCTCTGACTGAAATAAGTAACGAACTAGGTGTGTACTATGGAACAGTGGGTGAGTATGTTAGAAAACATGGCTTTCATGTTAGGAGGGTTGTTAACCAATCTATAGTGGAAAAGCAAGTAGCTGATTTTTTGAACGATATTGGGGTTGAGTACGCTACAAGTGACTGGGACACTCTTGATACAAAAGAGTTAGATATTGTAGTCCCATCTAAGAACTTGGCAATAGAAGTCAATGGTCTATATTGGCATAGTTATCACCCAAGTGGTGAATGTAAAGAAGACAAGTATCGTCATTTGTGTAAAACAAACGAAGCGGAGTCCAAAAACATCAATCTGGTGCACATAACAGACTGGGAGTGGAATAATAGACAGACGGCTGTGAAGTCACTTCTACAAAGCCAGTTGAAGTTAAACAAAAAAATAGGAGCCAGGAAAACAAAACTATTAGAAGTTTCTGCCAGTCAATGTAGAAACTTTTTAAACGAAAATCACACACAAGGATTTGCTCCTGCCAAAAAACATATTGTGCTTGTCCATGATGACAAGATAGTTATGGCGTGTAGCATCGGTAAGAATCGTTTTTCTAAAAATAGCTACGACGAAGTGATTAGACTAGCCACAGCACAAGGTGTTACTGTAGTTGGTGGGCTGAGCAAAATCATAAAACATTTAGATTCACCACTGGTAAGCTACGTTGACAGAGACAAGTTTAATGGTAGTGGATATGAGTCAGTTGGGTTTGTGCGTAGAAAAACCACTAGTCCAGGTTATTTTTGGACTGACGGTAATGTTCCAATATCAAGATATCGTTGTCAAAAGCACAGATTATCAAAATGGCTTACAAGTTATGACAGTGAAAAATCAGAAAGTGATAATATGTTCTATGCTGGTTATAGAAGATATTGGAACTGTGGTAACTGGGTGTATGTATTGGAGTGAAAGCCCACCTCGTGTGGGCTTTCTGTAGAGGTCTTAACTTGATTTGAAGTTCTTTAATTTCATTCTTCCCCTGATATAGTGGAGGTTGTTTAGTTTTTTTTGGTATTGTATTTCTTTGACTGTTCTGTAGTCATTCAGTAAATCTTGTTGTTCTTTTGTTTTGAATTTTGTTTTGCATATATGTGTTAGTCCCTTTACTTCTTCTTTGGTCATTTCAGCGAGATGAAATTTTTTGAATGTTTCATCAAAATAATGTGTATCAGTTATGAACCAACATTTTCCATCTACCTCAAACCAAGAAAGATCACCGTACTTGTACAGTCCATTCCTATGTAGTATGGGCAAAGATTTCTTGTAATGATGTGAATGATTATTCAGTAAAATAGTTCTAACATTGGGAATAGTCATCCATTTGCACAGCTTTAGGACCTTAAGATTCATTGGAAGTGCTATCCTTTGTCCTTTGCTTCTTCCAGAAGGTTATCAATTTGTTCTTGTGTCAATTCAATACAATTGACTTTTTTGTCTAACTGGCGTCTTAGTGTGGTATAGAGTTCATGTACATGCACTATGGAACCATGTGTGCACCAGTTGTAGACATCACCCCTGGTCATGTGAGTTCTCCAGTTCACCACACTTGAGTTAGGACTTATGTCTTGTAAGTCTAAGTATGCGTAGTGTATGGTCCATATGTCTTTTTTGCGAATTCCGTAATTGCCATCTTTGAACTTAACAATTGTTGGTTGCTCTTGCTTCAACATCTGTTTCAACATTTTAACCATTTTGTCTATTACCTTCCTTTTAATCTTTCTGTGAAAAGTTCTTTATTTACTTCATCTTCGGTCATACCAGAAGGTTTCACTTTTTTGTGTTGTAGCTTGTTATAGATTCCATACACAACACCGATGCTACTTTCTGTACACCATGATGAATATGCAGGAATTAATACCACTCTCCAGTTGATTTCATTTCTTGAACTTTTGAAGTCCTTTATGTCCAAGTAAGTGAACCACGGAATTGATATGCTAAATTTTCTAATACCGTAATTTCCATCGCTGAATTTAACAATTCTAAGCTTTTTAATCATGGTTCATCCTTTTAATTTTTCACAAAACACTAGCTTATTGATTTCTTCTTCACTTAACCTTGATGAAATCACGGATTTTTTTTGTTTTTCGCACAATTTTTTGTGTACTTTATGTACTATATCAAAGTCTGAGTGTGTGCACCATGAATATATACTATCAAGGTTAATACTCACTCTCCAGGTCACTTCACTTTGATTAGTATCTGTGAAATCCATAATATCTAAAAATATATAAGAACTTGTGAGACGTTCTTTTTTTCTAATTCCATATTTTCCATCTGAAAATTTCACAATTGATGGATTCTCATGTCTGAAGTATTCAATGGCTTTTTTAATCATGCTCTGCTATCTCTTGTTGTCTTTTTCATCATTTAGTTCTTTCAGTATTTCTTTTTCAGACATAACTTTGACTTTTGTTATTTTTTTATCTAGTACATTTTTTAGTGCTGTATTAGCTTCTGTGATACTACTTGTTGTGCACCAAGAATACACACGCGGACAGCTGATGCGAGTACGCCAGTTCACTTCATTGCTGTTAAGCTGGTTGTCCGTGATATCTAAGTATGCAGAGAAGAAAAGCAGTCTTTTTCTGATCCCGTAATTGCCATCAGCAAACTTCACTATGGATGGTTTTTTTCTGATGAATTTGAACATGTCATTCCCCCTTAGTCTTCTTTAGTCTTGTTGTGAACAAAAGCCGTTTTAGATCCTCTTTTGATACAGGAGTAGAAGATACTTGATTGTGTTGTAGTTCTTGGTACGTATCAAATGCTTTTTTAGTAGCAACAACACAAACATTTGAACAGCAAGAGTGAACTCTGTCACACGTGAGATTTGACCTCCAGTTAATTTCTTTGCTTTCTTGAGCATCAATGAGATCCAAATACTTGTACTCTTTTTCAAATCTAGTCTTTTTTCTGATTCTGTATCTTTCTTCTTGGAATTGTACGATTACAGGTTCTTCTTCAGTTAAGAAGAGATTTACTTTAACAAACTGGTCTTTCAGAATAGCAAACATAGTCTACTCGCTCTTTTGTGCGAGTGAAGATCATAGCATATTACAGAAATGATTTCAACCGGTATGAGAATTTGTGTGATTCTGCTCAAGCTCAGATAGCTTTCTTGCCATCTGCTTTTGTTTTTTGATGTTTGCAGGTTGACCAGTGCCAAGTTGCGCATGAGAAAACACACCAATGAGTTTTACGACTGTTGGATTTTTGCCAGATAGCTCATATACGATTGAAAGGTCTTGCGTCAAGTGTGCTTTTCGAGCTTTAGGGAGTGCTTTTTTGTACACACCCCCTGATGTGAAGTGTTGGTCTTTTGCACCAAATGGTTCGAGAGGGTTATTTTGTTTAGTCTTTATGAAGTCTGTAACTTTGTTTTCGACACCTGGTGTGTCTTGCATTGCTTTGCTTAGTGATTCAGTCCACAGACTTCCTTTTACGAACTGCACAGACATTAGAAACTATTGCTCATTGATTGAATTTCTTCAATGATCTGATCACCAGTGAAAGGACCTTCGCCTGCCTCACGAGAGCTTTTGATGATTGCCATCATGTCGTCATCGGAGAACTCAGTATCGTTGGTCGCTTCTACATATTCACGAAGTTCTTGTTCGCTATTTTGAATCAGATCAAGAGTGTTCATAAGTGTTTTCCTTTATTGGCTTGTGACTATGTATTTACCGCTTTTTCATTCTATGTGAGTATTATATCACCTGTAACAGGCCTTGTCAACACGTGAATGTTTTGTAGAAACAATTACTTAGGACGTTCCGAATAGATCGTCGAACAGTTCCTCTTCGATGGTTTTGTTAGAGCCTGTGAAGCCATAATCGTACTTTAGGCCGTCTGCACATACGATGTTTTTGTTGGCTATTTTTTTGTTTTCTTCAGTGTCGCCGGCGATTTTTAGTAGACGTGCACGACAATCTTCTGTGTTGTCCTCCATAATGTCTACCCCATACACAGAATCGATCACAGATTGGTGTCCAAGTTCGCGTTTGATGATGGCAACGGCAGCGAGAAACTGTCCGTTGCCACAAGTTGGATCGAGGAACGTTCGTCCATCCTCAAACATATCATCAGGTAACTGTTCGAGCATTTCAAGGACCAACGCTGTTGGTGTAAACACCTCACCGAGTAGCTTTGATCGTTCTGGATCAGTAGTACGGAACCATTCAATACTTTCAGCGTGGCATAGATCTTTGATTTCTTGTGATATTTTCATTTTA